GGCTGTGTCGTAGGCTTGCCTGGCTGTGTCGTAGGCTTGCCTGGCTGTGTCGTAGGCTTGCCTGGCTGTGTCGTAGGCTTGCCTGGCTGTGTTTGTTGCATCTGAAACAGCATCCAAAGGAACAGCCTGTAACGCTTTCGCTCTGGCTGCTTGCTCCGCTTTGGGCTTGTCACTACGCACGTAGTCAACTCTTTCCAGTATGTTGTTACTCCATTCTAGAATGCCTTCATGATGCACAAAAATGAAAAACCCAGAGACTGGTCCTGTATAGTTTGGAAGCAGCGGATGTGTCTTGTTTACCTTTTTCATAATTCTCCTTTTAGTTGTGCGTAGCGCAGTCTGCGTTGAGCATTGCGCCTAGCTTTGTTATCACGATTCCAGATTCGTGCGCGTCTTCTTATGACTCCTTTGTGTGTGCGCCTGTACGCTGCATCTAGCTTTGCATACCGCGCAGGGTTTGTGATTTTCATCGCAATCCAATTCATAGCTCTCCTTTCGGCTTATCGTCTTGCGTAACATATGTTCTTGCATTAAGAATTATATGTTATAGCGTAGTATATGATTAACGTTAATAGAGTAATGCGAGACTATATAAGACGGTAGAACATATTCTATGTTCTACGTAGTATATGGCCGAAGGCCTGTAGGTATGGTCGATCTCAGCTTACTTATTCTAGCTGAGTCTGTCTCTCCAGCGTGTGCTGTGTGAAGTTCCGCTTGCAGCCTATGTCAGCAACGCTGACGCTTTGTGGCTCTTGAATGGCCGCGCTAGTCGCGGGTAACAAGTTGCGGTATCCATAAGACAGGCTACTACCTTATACGTAAGGCATAATACTGTCATAATGTATTCTACACGATTGTAGAAAAAAAGCAAGTCCTATTTAGCACAAAATGTTACGAATTCTTTTTTACAAAACGTTCCATAGTGAATGGTTTGGCAGACAGGATGGGATGGCCTCCATCCAAACGAGTAAGGCTATTCGGCCCTACTTTGGGGCAAGTGGATCTAGATGAATTTTGACTTTAGGGTGAGAAGGGAAGGAAAGGGCCTGACCTAGATCAAGCCCTTACTCCCTTTGGTCGTAAGACCAATAGATCTAGCGGGTACGGATGTCGTTGAGCTGCTGCTGTTGTTGAAGCTGGCGGAACTGATCGAGGAGTTGCTGCTGCTGCATGTTCTGCTGAAACTGTAGCTCGCGTTCAAGCACTTCGCGTTGTGCATCTCGCCTTTGTTGCTCAGCTTGGTATTGCTGGTCTCGTTGATCTTGCTGATACTGCTTATACCATTGGTCTACCGTGTCATTACGTTGGCCTGGTTGCGGTAGACACCATGTTCCAGATGGCCAGCACGGATCTGCATAGGCTGGCGTTGGACTAATCCACAACAAGACTGCTGTAGCGATAATAAGCGCACCAATCAACAAAGCGAGAAACAGTTTCATACGGCCTCCTGGGTTACGATGAAAATAGACATCAGTACAAGCGAGGTACAGTAACCGCTGTTGGTTCTTTTCGTGGTCTTCCAGCTCTACGGAGTCCCAGACTTCATAGGCGCGCAATTCAGCCTTTAGGACGTGTGGCGGGATGGGTTCGATTTGCCGCTTGATAAACCTCCTGTCTAACAAATGCAAGATGCCCTTTAGGGATTGTCCGATCTTGGCGTGTTCCGTCGTGAGGTGCAAGCATATGGTTTTTGATAGGCTGAACCAAGTGACGGTATAGGTATTTTCACGTAAGCGCATATTCACCTCTTATGCTTTACAAAACGTACAGGCTTGCTCAGTTCACTGACTTGTCCGTTCTTGTTGCGTGACGCGATGGCTAAGGCCCCTGACTTGCCCTGTAGCTTTAGAGTGATACTTGGCTTCGTTCCTACAGGGGGTTGTGGTACCGTATACTCAGGCAGGACAGGCACAACCTTGCAGCCAGGTTTCCAACACATGAATACCTGATAGTCTGTTACAGCGGGATCATTGTTTCTATCCCAGGTGATTGTGAAGGCCTGAGCGGTACCTGGTAGCACACTCCCTACGGTCGTCAGACCGAAAAGACAGGCAGCAAGGATAAGTCTTGTCATCGTTGCACCCTGTTCCTATTCGCATCTAGCAGATGGACCAGTGCGAGCCATGCCTCTGTTAGGTCTCGCAAGGCTTGCACTGAGCGCGTGTCTTTGCCTTTAAAGGATAGCTCTAACACAGTTTTGATAAAGGTCATGTTGGTACCTATTTTGTGTTCTATATCTTGCAAGGTACTGAGCGACACTTTGCAAAATATCGGTTCTATTGTATCTGAGCACAATTGTTTTTCGTTCATAGTTCTTCCTCATCATATTGCAAGATGGCTTTTTGTCTCCCATTCAGCCAGGATGCTCTTTTGGCTGCAGACTCTTGATTGTCAAAGTCGGCATCAGGTTGCCAGTTTCCATGTGGATCATAAAATCCCGTCGTCCACACGTCGGGCTCTGACTTGATATAGACCCACATCGAAATTTTCATAGCTCCTCCTTTTTGTAATGAGCAATCGCAGCCCTTGCTTGTTTAATCGCTTTACCATGAGCCGCAAAGACAGGCTGGCGCTTTTCCTTTTCATCAAGCTGGTTTTGCTCTTGTTCTAGGCAGCGAATACAGCGTTCTAGCGCCGTCAGTAAACGTTTACAGTTCATTGTTCCTCCTTTGTGAGGATGGAGATTACGTGACAGGGGTAGTTAAGCTGTAGCTTTTGCTTTACCTCAGAGCCTAGGGCATGGCGTGTCCAGGCTGTCGGTAAGGTATCCGTACCAAACAATTCTAGTATCTCTGGATCGTTGACAAACTTAGCAGACCATCCGCCTAGATCCTTGCTCAAGAGAATGTGTTTCATCTTATTACCTCACAGGTTATGCGAGCTGCATCATACCAAGCTGCCAAGGCGAGCCTGATATGCTCTGTAAAGTCACCAAGCGTACCGCCAGGATCTCCGCTTGCCACAGTGACAGTTACCGTATCCGTAAAGCCTCTGAGACCTACAGTTAGTTCGCTTGGCATCGAGACATAGTATTTTATTTTCACTTCTCATCCTCCTTGAAATCATTTGCGAGTACATAGGCTCGCCTGATTTCTTCGTAACTATGCCGTGCCAGTTCATAGGCTTGCTTGGCTGCCACGAACGCACACCAGGCCTTGCTATAATTCTGCAGGGCTTTGTCCAAGGTCTTTTTGTTGACCATGTTCCTCCTGTTTGCTATTTGCTAGATCATGGTTTACTTTTGATGCTGCAGCATAACATTGCTCGCACAAAGGCTTGCCTGTGCCAGTGATAAGTCCGTGCAAGGAACCTTTTGTTGCTGCTCGATTGCATTTATAGGTACTGCAATACATGATACTCATGTTTCCCTCCCTTCAAAAAGCGGCAGGCCTTCACTCTGCGCCTGAATGGAATTGTGCCAGGGCTTCTCGTTTACAATCTAGTTTCTGATCTGCGCTGATGCCTTCAGGCAGATACACTCCGAGGACTTCTCGCATGACTTTCCCATCCTCGACTAGATCCACGTACTCGATGATGGCATCCCCTTCATAGATAGAGCCGTGTCTACCCTCCCAATGTATCGTTACCATTTTCTCAGGCATGATGTAACTCCCTACACAACCTTGCGTGGTCTGCCAAGCTTGGCCTTCTTGCGCTGGCGTCGGATCATCTTCTGCATGTGACTGTCAGGGCTGTTATTGTTGTTGTTGAGTACCCCCTCAGGCCCTAGGACGTTTATCAGAGCCAAGATTGCGTTTAAGACGGCTTTATGTTGCTTGCTCACCATGATAATAATCTCCTTATCCGTTTTGTGAATGAATAAACCCCCATAATCCAAAAACGAGAAACACAAGCAGATAATCCATTACCCCTCCTTTGTTAGTATTAACCGACTTCTTCTTGCGTTGACTCTTGTAGATTCCAGCGTAAGCCTACATAGTAGTATAGCTCGTTACACTCATCTTCGCTTGAGGGGTATTTGTCTGAGACAGAGGGTGATTTGACAGGTTTCTTATCCTCAGGATCTAGCAGTATCTCAACGCCATTCATAGCGGCACATTCTAAGGCATCTTCCAATGCTTCGTTATAGTCGTCTCCTATACCTACACAGCAATCAGCATACTTCGTAAACGAGGTATCGTGCCCTTGGAAATACTGCGCATTGTCGATACCGTAGTTCGTGATTTCGTAGTCCGTCGTCTGTTGCATATTATTCTCCCTCCTCGGAAGTGTAGCCGCACATTGAACACTTGAGCGAGCCGGTACAAGGCACAGAGCCCGTATAGTAGAAATGGGGATGGTAGCAGGGCTCTAGCCGTACTTCAGGATACAACGCGCAACGCTTGAGAATCACCATCTGTCTTCCGTGTTCTAGGTTTCCGACAATGGGCTAGCATTGTCTTCGGGTCTATCTTCCGCCTCATTAGCTCATGTCCGCCAAGCTCGTTTTTGTGGATAAGATCCACGACTATAAGCTGGTTCTCAGGATTGAAAAAGAAATTGACAGTGTGTCCCTCGTTGGTCTCTGCCCTGAATTCCTGAATAGGTAAGCTCGCTCTTTTCATGCTATCCTCCGTTGGTTACAGGTTACACTCCCTCAAGACTCCCATGAGTGGACCTAGCAGAGTACAGCTAGGCCCACCTTGCGAGCCTTTAGGCCGTTGCGTAGGTCTCTGCTAACTGCCAGAGACCACGATTCAGAGTTAAGTCAGTGTCAATAGATTGCACGGCTCGCGTGCCTCGCATTTCACAGATACGCTCATCTCCAGCAGGCCCAACAATCACTTCAAACTCTTCATCGTCAAACTGAACTCGGCTCCACGGCCCAGGCGTATGTGTTTGTTGTGTAGTCATGATTGCTCAACCCCGTCCAAATGAAAGGTGAAACGATTAGCTTTATGCTGTTTGGGCTGCCTACCCTTAGCCAGAATAGACTTTGCCTCCATGTACCGCTGTGCGAGCGCCTCGCTTACTCGATCATCATCCTCCATGTCGAAATCTTCTTCCATTTGTTCACAGATTTTTCTCAGGGCTTCTCGTGGTGTCATGATGTCACCCTTTCATGTCGTTCCAGCATTGCGCGTTTCATAATGGTTTGGCGTTCACGGTCAGGAATAGTTACAACCCAATATCCACGCCCGAATTTCAAGTCTTCAAATACTTCCCAGATCACCCCGCTACGGCTTTTGAACTTGTCACCGACTCGAATTGCAGTATCTTGTTTCATACTGTCCTCCTTGGTTGATACTTGCCTTGTGGTTGTATCCTATCAAAACAAGTCAGAGCTGTCAAGCTAACCTTGTCCGTTGCGCCGTATATTAGAGATTTTAATGTTTGAATACCCTTCTATTATCAAGGGCTTACAAGGCGTTGCGATGAACACTGAATTGGGGACATGTTACCTACGAGAGGGTTAAGTACTAAGATTTAGTGACCATTACTAAGCGGAACGAAGTGACGCGAGCAGGCCTTACGGCCTTTACTGAGCGGAACAGATACAGCGACCAACGGGAGCGACGAAGTGAAGCGGCAAGGGGATGAGCGAGAAGGATCTTGCAAGATGTAAAGAATCTTGCGCTACTCTTTATCAAGTCAGGCCTTACGGCCTTTAACTTATCGAGCGGAGTGTCAACGAAGCGAGAACATATAACACGGCGTATCTAACAAGTAGAACTCTACATGATGAAACATAGAATATGGCCAAGCATATATTACTTACATATAACTTGCTTGAGTCATCCATGCAATCCCTAAGCAATCTATCATAAACATCAATGCTTAGTGAACTAAGCTTACTAACATCTACGTAGTATATGGCCACTAGTGCAAACTACTTAGTGCAACATACCTACGTAGTTTTGCTTAGCAGCATATACCTTGGGCAAACTACTTACGTAGTATCACTTGGGTAACGGCGCATGGGTAACACATGCTAGTGAATACTACTTACGTAGTTCATGCTAGGTGTAATCAATGTAGTACTTACTACTTAAGTAGTTATACCCTACGTAGTAATGGCTAGGTAGAAATACAATCGGCACACCTTACGTATGGGCATGAGGCGTTGGCATGACACTCTCTCGCGGAATAAACAAAAGAATAATACCTAATGAAAGGTTGGCCATGAACTTTTATCATGCAGCGTATTGGCCGATGCTTACATATTTCTACGGCGATATGGCAAAAGAAGTATTTTGCGATTTGCATTACGACCGATTTACGTACTACCCAGTTCATGAGCGGCCACGCTTCGAACGTGATTACGTAAAGCGTGAAGTATGTTGAATGACGGAGCCAGACCTGATGAGCGATTCTTTTTGCAGAATGGTACGCCGCTTGTTGAAACACACATTGATTGTTGGCTGTTCCGCTACACCAAATGGAAGGTCGTCAACGGCAGATTTATCTCACTCTGGTTCTGCAATCATCTGCAATTCTATTTTGGCGATTCCAAATGTGATGGATCTCGAACGTACTGGGCGTGGCAGAATCATCTTGCACAACCAGATCAATATGTGATGACGACGACAACAAAAGAATTACTTGCATTCCGGTTTCGAAAGACAGGCCCAAGCACAGTGCGTTGGGATAATATGGGCGGAAGTTAATAGGAGGTAGTAATGCGTATCGTAGATAACAGCACCGTTGAAGTTACTCTGAGTTACGATGAACCGGCATTCGATCAAGATAATACACCGTTGATCTCGACCGACAATCCTCCGTTGACTGACTTAGCTTATACCAGCATGTTTTATAAAGTTGGGACTGGTGCGGCTGTCGCTGCAGGAAAGAATACTGCCTCAAAGCCCAGTGGTGGGGGGCATATCAGTTCGCTCCTCCTGGTACCAGCTCCGGTTAATCAGAAGACTGCATTTGATTTTTGGGTCACGAGCACCGACTTAACAGGGAACTCGGCAGGCGAAACGCACGCATCATTCACGGTTGATCGGATGGCTCCTGCTGTACCTATAAATTTTACCGTCGCCTGATGGCTTGGCTAAAGAAGCTATTTGGAATTTGACATGCCATTTGAAGATGACAAGGTATATTCAACAACGATTGATAGAACGAAAAAAGGGCGTGGCTTCGTCAACATCCTTGCACATGATCCGCCTACCGAGACTGAACTAGGTCAAGCTCCTGCAATGGAGCCGTTGAAGCACTTCGATACAGAAGAGAAAGCCACGACTTTTGCTGGTGAACGTGCACAAAAAGAATATGACGCACTGAGGAATGATCCATCCTCGCAATGGTATATACCAAAAGACAAACCGTTACAGATGAACAAAATGACAGATCCACTAGACTTGTTAAAGAGCGGGTTAAAGACACTGGAGTTGAATGCAGGGTTCGACGTGCAAGAGCACATGAACCGTGCGTTGACTACAGGACCGTTTGCCGATGCACAGAAACGGCAAGCAAACTGGCTACCTCAAGTAGCACAGCTGGATACCACGAAGATGCAAGGGAACATGAAGGACGGGGTGTATACTGGCCCTGGCGGTTCACAGCTGAAAACGCTGGATGAAGAGTCTCGTGCGGCTGGTGTCCTGACAAAACCTGCAGGGATTACTCCGCAACCGTTACAACATCTAGATCCGCTACGCTCGCATGATGAGATTCAATCGAGAATACCTGCGGCACGAAAGAAAACCGTGGTCGATCCGTATGAAGGCATGGACCCTGCACTGAAAGCAGCCGTCATCGCTGAAGAGAAAAGAAATCGAAGGTGAGTATGCCGCGATATGATTTCCTATGTCCCGTATGCCTTGTGACGTTTGAAGCCATTACTCCGGTCGATGTTGTGACGTTACCCTGTGTCAGCTGCCAACAGATACAAGCCGTTCGTCAGCTTAGTTACCCTGCACAAATACATATCCACTAACGTATATGGGACCTGGAAGCATTGTCTCCGCCCTCGCGGTATTCATTCTTGTGATTTGTACCCTGATGCTCTTTGAAGAAAGCGGAAGAGACTAATGTGGGTCTTTTGGGGCTTATATACATTCGCGTGGGTACTGCTTTTGTGCTTACTGACAGGATGCGTAAGTGTTTCGCTCGATGTTCCGTTAGACGAGCCTGAACATCCATGCTTTCCTTTGCGTGGGGAAGAACAACCGTTCGACATTCAAGCTCGTGGTCAAGGGTATAATTCAGCAACCCATCATTGCGCTTAAAGGAGTCTTATGTTGTTAACATTTATTTCATACGTGGTCGTCCTGGTTGTTGGTGGAGCCCTCGGTTTCTTATTCGGCAAGAAAGTCAGAGCGGCTGCGGATGCTGCAATTGAAGCGACAAAGAAGATTGGCTAAGTATGTGGAATCCATTTAGCGATGCAGCCCAAGGCGCTATCATCGGATTTGGTGAGGCGATTAAAGACGCGGTCTCCGCGTTCAAAGCAGATCCAACGAAGGTACTAGAACTCGAAACGGCCATAGAGCAGGCTCGCTTAAGCTATGCCTCTCAATTAGCAACAGCTGTAAACGCAACAATGCAGGCTGAAGCGAAATCAGAGCATTGGCTGCAATGGTCGTGGAGGCCACTGTTTGGGTTTACTGGCGTGGCCTTGCTTATCAATAACTACATCCTGGCTTCATACTTGGCTCCGCTTGGTTTTATACCTATCGTGGTGCCTAACGATGTGTGGCTGATGATTATGGCTGTACTTGGAATTTCTGCGTATGTACGAGGTAGGGATAAATAGATCCTGGAGGGGATAATGTTGCAGGTTGGTGACAAGGTATATATCGAGGACAGTGCTCAGATTGACATCGGCTTTATGGCCTGGAGTCACATCAAGGCTCATCCATATGCCGTCGTGAAACATCGGATGGATTTTGCTGGTAAAGAACTACCAGAAAGCGAACGTGTCTATGCCCTGGAGTGGCCTGAGAAATTTTCTGGTGGGCATAACTGTCACGGTAACTGCTTAGATCAACAGGGTCAATTTATCGCTTATAAACATCTGTCACTCGACTTCGAAGGATCTAGAGAAGTTTGCACTGTTCCACAGCTGGCTTCGCCAGAAGCATTTGAAGGATTAGTTACTAAATGAAACAGGTACGACGTAATGTAATAAAAGTCGCTAAGACAGCATCGGCTGTGCCTGTTGTGGTGGTGCCGCAGTCCCTCCCTGCGGCATTGCCCAAACGTGGACGCGGGAGGCCCAGGAAGAATCCGCTGGCTCAGTTTGATATGCCCAGTGTGTGCGAAGAGACTTCGCTTAAAGCTGATATAAAGAAACCTGGGAAGGATCTGACAGGCAAAGCACTAGTCGTATTCCGCAAGGCAATGGCTGAAGCAGAGAAAGCCAACATGACTGCGGCTGAATATGACGGCGGAGGCACGCAAGAGACAGCGTATTCTGTCAGCAAAGAATCCTTGCAGCGACGTGTGACTCGTCGGCTGAACGTCCTGGACAGGTTCTTGACTGACGACAAGCTGGTTGAACTGCTCGCATTCTCAAGTCTGAAGGAAATAGGAATCTACGAAGGCATCATGCTGGACAAGTCGCTTGTCTTACAGGGACAACCGACCGTGATTATCGGCAACGATGATCGAACCGCGATGGCGAGCGTACTTCCTCGCTTGATGGACGAGTTAAAGCGACGAGGGTTGGTTAACAATAACTCGCTAAAAACAACTGCCGTGGTATTACCGTGAGTTTATGAAAATAGATGCACAGCAAGACTTTTCGACATTGACGGATGATGACTTGCTCAAAACAGCAAGCCAACTTCTTGAATTACAAGAAGTAGACAGGAAAGAATTCGCGCTGCATTACTATGAACCAGCCAACAAAGAAGTCGGCAAGATCCATGAACTAACGGTTGGTACAATCGGCATATTTGGCGGGAACGGTTCAGGCAAGACAGAGCACGCACTTGTAGAAGGGATCATTAGATGCACCGGCATCGTACCCGCTTCACTAAAGGCTACATATCCACGACAAAAGTTGCGCGGCCCTATTCACATGAGAGTCGTTTGCGAATCGCTGACGACAGTGTTGGAACCTATCATTTTACCGAAGCTGCAGCACTGGAACTGGAGTGGCGATCCACAAAACCCAGGAGGCGAACGCGGGCATTGGGGATGGATTCCGAAGCACTGTCTCTTAAACGGCGATTGGAAAAAGTCATACAGCACAAAATTAAGAATGCTGCAAGTGCTGTATCGAAACCCTGAGACTGACAAGGTTGAAGGCATTTCGACCATCCAGTTTATGTCGTACGACCAAGACTCGTCGGACTTTGCCTCAGGCGATATTCATTATTGCTTGCACGATGAACCGCCGAAGTTTGCGATCTGGAAAGAGAACAGGGCTCGCGTGATGAGAGGCGGGAAGGGTTCGACAATGGTTGTGTCGATGACCTGGCCTGACAATCCAGCACTCCCCGTTGATTGGATCTTCGACGAAGTCTATGACAAGGGTATGCCTGGGTTGTTAAAAGACCCACAGGTAGAAGTTATCAACATCTTCTCGACGATGAACAAACATCTCGACCAAGATGAGATTGCGGCTCGTGCTTCACAAATGAGTGCCACGGAGCGTAACTCGCGTATTTACGGATTGCCGATTCGATTCAGCAACAGGATTCATCCTGATTTTACCGATCAGCCTAAGTCGTGGTGCTTCGACTGTGGCAAGATTGTCTTATTGACGACGGAGCATGCTTGTTCCGACTGTCTTGGTATAGCGGTGATTGACTACAACAATGTTGAACCATGTACGCCAAATCCGTTTTGGACGTGCATATGCTTACTTGACCCTCACCCACGTAAACCACATTTCTTGTTATGGGTCCAGGTGACGCCGAATGAAGATTATGAAATCGTGGCGTCTAAACAGGTTGAGGGTGGAGCGGAAGCCGTGCGTGACACGGTAAAAGAAGTCGAAGAACTGTTGCAGTATCGTCATGTGATTCGCTTGATGGACCCCAATATGGGCGGTAGCCCAAGTGGAGCTACGCGAGAATTAACTTGGCAGCGTGAGTTTGATAACGTCGGACTTCACTTTGATCTTGCTGATGACAGCTCGGTTGGACGTGCACGGTTGAATGACTTTATTAAACCAGATCCCTATTTCAAGCGTACACGTCTTCGTGCTGATCCTTCGTGCACCGATGTTGCGTTTCAGATGAAGCGGTATGTGTGGGCTGATCGAAAGAACGAAGAAGGCAAAGATCAAATGCAAGTGCCGCTGGCCTTGCACGATGACTATCCAGCCTTGCTAAAGTATTTGATGAACTATTTACCCACGAGCGCCAACATGACTCCAAAAGTCTATCGGCGTGAGCGTGGGAGTGCTACTTATAAAGTCAGCGAAAGGGTGAACTATGGCAGGCATTGACGAGTTGCAGCCTCCAACAGGCGTACCAGAGGAAGCCACATCAGAGTTGACTCCTCCTACGGGCGAGCCTGTGATGGAAGGTGAAGAACCGATAGGGTTCGCGATCAAGCCTCCACAAAGAACACGCTCGCTTGTCAAAGAGCCTAAAAAGGTCCTGGCAAGCTTGATTAAGAAATATACGCTGGATATTGATGATAGGTCAGAGTGGGCTGAGAATCGTATTCAACGGACTGCGAAATATCGTGGCTGGCGAGAGGTGAAGACTTATCCGTGGGAGAACGCGAGTAACGCCCATCTTCCCATCATCATGACTGACGTACAACGAACAGAAGACACCCTTCATAATGCTGTGCTGTCTACTCGTCCTGTCATGAACGCGAAGGGTGCGAATCGAGACATTGAATCAAAAGAAAAGACGGTCGATCAACTCTTGGATCATCAAATCTTTGTTGAGAACGCAGGTGAGACTCGCGTTGGTAATTTGATTTCGTCGTTCTGTCAGGATGGACAGTTCATTGCCTATATTCCATATATCAAAGAGAAGCAGAAGGTGACTCGAACAAACGTTCTTGACTATCCTGCAGCTGGAGTATCGTGGGATGCGTGGTTGATGAAGAAGCTGATGGAGTTGTATCCAAAGGCAACGACCCTTCCTGGCACAAAAGCTCCGTGGAACTGGATTATTCGGACTCAAAACCCACTGACCGGCGATGATGTAACAGAGAAGATTGACGTATACCAAGACTCTGAAGAAGATCAGGTTCAACTCGTGTGTCATAAAGAAGAAACGATATTCGATGGTCCCTCGCTTATCCCGAAGGAGCTAGAAGATATTGTTGTACCGGCACGGTGCGAGAATCTGCAGCCTCAGAGCATGTCGAATCCGACAGGTGCTCCACACGTATTCATGGTGGATTATCCTAGCAGAGACGAAGTGCTGAAGCTGGTTGATTCTGGATTCTATGATGAAGTCACCAAGGAAGACAAGATCAAAATTGAAAACGCGAAAGTGCCGATTGGTGACGCGAGAGATCCGCTCGCCCAAAAGCAGTTAACGGATGACCTTGCAGGCGTCAGTGCGGATAATCCTTCTGAACCTGAAGACGAGCCGTTGACTCGGTTGACGTTCTTTGGCAGGGCAGATCTTGATAATGACGGGTTTGAAGAAGAAGTTGTTTACTGGTTTTTGAAAGAGCCTGAAATCTTTTTGCGAGCGCGTTACCTGACTGAAGTATATCCGGCTGTTCCGATGCGAAGACCGTTCGCAATGGCAAAGTATATTCCTGTCAACGGACAGTTTTATGCTATCGGGTTAATCGAGTTAATGGAGTCTGGTTACGATATCATCAAGAAGACGTTTGACCAGATGATTGATAACGGCGACTTGACAAATACGCCGTGGGGATTTTATCGGCCTATGTCAGGGATTCGACCTGAAGTGATTCGCGTAGGTCCTGGTGATTTGTATCCGACGAATTCTCCGAAGGATGACGTATTCTATCCAACACTTCCTCAAGGGATGGCAGCATTTGGAAATAACATCATCACGCTTGTTAGTCAGATCCTTGACCAAACTACTTTGGTTGGACAACTGCAGCTCGGCGGTGTGCCGCAGGGAAAGTCTTCCGCTTTACGTACCACGTCCAACATGCAGTCCTTGCTACAACAAGGAGACGCACGACCTGAACGAGTCTTGCGGAGGTTCTTCTGTGGCTTGGCTGAAATCTGGGCGCAGTTCCACGAACTGAATCAAGTCTTTCTACCGAGAGAGAAACAGTTTCGTATCAGCACAGGTGTAACGCCTGATAAGAATCCGTATATCAAGATTACCAACAGAGAAGCTATCTCTGGCAGGTTCCAGTTTGAATTCGGTGCAAGCATTCTAAACACAAACCGTGCGCTTGCAACTTCAGCCTTACAAGACATGCTTGGTATCTTAGTCAATCCGCTCTTGTTCCAGCTTGGGATTGTGACGCCTCAGAATCTTCATACACTGTTGGCTGACTTTATCAAGGCTCGTGGACAAGACTTTATCAAGTACATTACGTCTCCGACGAATGATCCATATGCAGGTGGTCCGAAGATCTCTGTTGAAGACGCGATACAGTCCATCATGAACGGCTTCTATCCGTATGGTGGGCCTATGGAGCCGTTGCCTGAACATCTGCAGAAGCTCCAAGCGTTTGTCAGTGACCCTGCAAACCTTGATGTGTTTACGCCGATGCAAACGCAGATGCTTGGACAGTACGCGGCTACGCGAGTTGCGGAGATGCAGCAAATGTTAGAGCAGCAAAAGATGATGGAAAATGCTGCAGCCATGCAACAGCAATTAGGAGGTGGTCCTGGTGCGGCAGGTGGGAAGCAGGCAACACAGCCTGGACCACAAGCGCAAGGGGGACCTCCTAACGTTGGACCTGGCGGGAATCCGCCTGTACAGGGCAAAGAGATGTTAGACGAGTCGTTGCCTGGAGCTGGCGGAGGCCAGAACGGATGAAACAGACTAGCCAATTTACAGTAGGCTGTGCCACATGCAATATGGTCAAAGGCACAGTGTCAGAGGTAGAAGCAGAAGATCGACCTGGGTTTTTTAGAAATGTCTCTGTACCAGATCCTATGCCTACGAAGTGTGACGTATGCGGAGCAATGTTATCACGGTTATAACCTGGAGGGGTGTATGTCAGTCGCGGTTAAAGACTTGGCGTGGATAGCTGGCCTAGCCGAAGGCGAAGGCTGCTTCCGTGAACAGAAAAAGCCACGTTGGTCTCCACATTTTGTAGTAGTGATGACTGACAAAGATGTTTTGATAAAGTTAGCTGGTCTTCTTAACACTCACGTAACAGGTCCGTATCAATACAAAGTAGATCGTAAGCCTTTTTATAGAGTAGAAATTTCTGGCCGTAGAGCTATTGCCTGGATGTTAACTTTGTTTACATTCATGTGTAAGCGACGACGGTTAAAAATAAAGACCTTAGTAAAAAGTTTTTTGAAACATAAGAATCACAGGAGAGCATATCACAAATACTATAACAGGGGGGAAGTACAGTGTCTATAGATGTGAAGGACTTCAGAAAGTTTCGTGAAGGAAAGTTGACTGAGGAAGCGTTGAAAGCTGAACCGCGCAGGTTGCTTGACCAAGTAGAAAGCGAAGCGGCCAATACAGGCGATGCACACCTCGACAAGATGATACGCGGGATGCAAGCGTTAATCGAAAAGTACGATGCCCATGCCCAAGCTGTTGCGACGAAGGGCATTGGTTGTGTGCAAGACGACATGTTAAAGCTTCAACAGTTCGAGTTTTTCTATACCAAAGGTCAGTCGGATGCGTTGAAAGGCGCTCTGCTTTTGCCAGAACAAATCATAGCAGAGTCCAAAGGCGCGATTCCATCCGGCACTGTGGTTAACTAAATTTCGTACTTATAAGTACGCGGGTATCTGAGCACCCTAAGCTCTGCAGAGGTGTAACGTGGAAGTTGAGACGAAACCAGATGACAAGATCGAATCAAAACCAGCTGACTCAAAGGAACCGGAAGATGACGCGGAGCCACTTCTTGAACCTGTTGTAGAAGATGAGCCAGCACCAGAGCCTAAGGTTCATCCCTTAGCCCCTAAAGGAAGACGATTTGAACAAGTTTACGCACAAGGGAAACAAGCTCAGCGTGAAGCACAAGAACTGAGAGAACGATTACTAGCTGCGGAAACGAAAATCGAATTGCTTAGTGGAAGTAAGAAGGCTGAACCTGCTGAGACAGAGTATTCGTGGCCGCAACTGGAAGAGTTCATTGCTCAAGGTAAAATCACGCGAGGCGAGGCAGAAGCCCATCGTGAGGAAATCATAGCCCGTCGAGTCGCAAATAAAGTAAAAGGTGATTACGGGCAGGAGCTTAGACAAACCACTAGAACCGAAGCCTTGTCAAAGAACATTAACGACTATGTAGCTGTTGTTCCCGCCATTCTTCAGGAAGATTCCGCCGACCGGCAGAGACTTGATGAAGAGTTTGACTGGCTTGCTTCAGTCCAAGGAGTGGATTCTTCTAAGATTAGTGACTCCGAACGAAAGGCCTTGCAGTTGACCGCGTTGCGTAATGTCTATGGTCCCATTGACTCGTTGACCAAACGGACTGCCTCACCTAAGCGTGAGACTCAACATGAATTGCCAGGTGGGACACCGCCTAGGCGCTCCACGAATAAAGATCAAGCGCTCCTTGATGGATTAACTTTACCGCAAGTCACGCATTATAAAAAGATGATGAATGCTGGACGGTATAGAGGTGGATGGAAAGACGTTGTTGAGGAATTAAAGTTCGATAAGTCTAAACGGAGCCGATGATGGGCGTAACAATTCATGTACCGAGAGAGTTTACGAAAACAGAAGTCACACAGGCAATGGAAGCACCAGGGAAGACGACTGGCAGGACTAGCGGCAGCTGGGTTCATGATCTTTGCGCGTTGCGGAAGGTCATAACTCTCTGTTCATTCTGTCAACCAAAGTTTAATCCTGGTCGGCTTGGCTATGCAAAGGAAAAAGAGTTTCCTATAGTTCAGGCGAAGTGTGATGGATGCTATACATTTGATCCTCGTTGTGCAGCATACTTCTGGTCTGAAACATATCATGATGTACGCAGTACGGCGGCTGAGCGACGGGCTACACGGACAGCTCAGATTAAGGCAATGGCAAAATTAAAGTAGCAAGGATAAATAAGACAATCCGTTGATGTGTCTTTAATAGCAAGTAACATACGTTACTATGCTTACAGGGGTAATTATGCAATTTGAATATCTTTTAGGTGGTGGAGCGCCGACAATCAAGAAATACAAGATGGCGGCTGGGCATGCCTCAGGCATTGCTGTCCTAGTAGCGGCGGCTGGTGCAACTGGACTGAGTACGTCTACGACAACCTCGTGGGCTGACTTTGTAGGCGTCACGTTGGATGCAATCCTCGCATCCGCTATTCCAGTGGCGTACAGCACAGTGCAAGGTGCCGTGGAGTATTTGCAGTCGGTTGTCATCAATCCTGATGCGGTCTACCGTGCGTTGATGGTGGGTTCTGCTGCTGGTGCCGTGGTTGAAGAGAGAACAGTGGGTACAGCATCCTCGAACGGGTTGACCATTGTAGGAACAGCTGGTGATACAGATCCTTCTTCGCCGGATATGGATGAAGGAACGGCGTGGTATGTCTCAGGTCAAGGTGGAGCGTCACGGAAGATTACCTCGACGACAACCACATTGACTGTAACCGTCGTGATGCCGTTTGCGGCTAATACGATTGGGAACAAGTATCACACAATCGGGTATACCGTTGGTACGAAGGGCTTAACGATGAGCACTGACTTGAAGAACGTCAGGGTTGATCTTGCGGCTACTGGTGCTGCGGCTCGGTGTGTGGACATGGAACTGAACGGTAAAGGAAATAGCTACTTGCACGTCCTCGCTGCAGATGGTGTTTTCTCAGGTTCAGCGTTAGCATAAAATTTAACATCGGCATAGGTGAGTAATGGGAAGTCCAATGGATGTTGGTAGTTTTGGTGATTTGCTCGATAAGAGCATTACCAAGCTATTCTACAATGAGTTAGATCAATTGTCAGACCGTATCAGTGAGTTCTATCAGATGGATACTTCGAAGGATTCATTTGAGAAGTGGTCTGGTATCGGTGAGCTTGGAGATTTCTCTGAGTTTAACGGAGCTGTGAACTATCAGAGTCAGGCACAAGGCTATGACGTGACTGCGGAGCATCGGGCATTTGTCAACGGGTTCCAGGTGACTCGACAGATGTATGATGATGACCGACATGGTATCTGGGAGCGTAAGTCTCCCGCGTTGGCGAATTCGTACAATCGAACACGCCAGGGTCACGGAGCCAGAGTGTTCAACTTTGCGTTCAACGTGGATACGTTTTTCTATACGAATACGGAAGCCGTTTCGCTATGTAGTGACAACCACACAACGAATTCTGGTGCGTCTACATCGACTGGTTTTGATAACTATGTCACCAGTGCGTTTTCTGCCACAGCAATTTCCGCACTTCGCACTCAGATGAGGGGGTTCCGTGGAGACGTGGCCAACAAGATCAGTGTGATGCCGGATAAGCTCCTGTATCCTATTGAGCTTGCTGACAGGGCGGATGAGATTCTGAAGTCTCAGAAAGATCCTGCGAGTGCGAATAACACCTACAACCCTCAGGGTAATGGCAGGTGGTCTGGCACGGATTGGGAGTTCCTGACTGACACGAACAATTGGTTTATGTTAGACAGCAAGAACGCGAAGCAGTGGCTAGTGTGGTTTGACCGTATTCCTCTTGAATTTGGCAAGGCAGAAGAGTTCGACAGTTTCGTAGCCAAGTGGCGTGCGTACTGCCGATATTCGTATATGTGGCTGAATTGGAGATGGATTGCTGGAGCTGAAGTCAGCTAAAAGGTTCTGGCCTACTGACAAATGCCCAATGGCATTTCGCAAGATAGGTAGGCGAGTCGCTTTCGGGGCCTGATTCGTTCAGTGCTAGGATATTCCCTTTGTACGGTAATGACGGGGGTTGGATTCCTCCATTAGGCTCCAAAGGTTATATGAAAAAAGATTTGTTAAAAAAGAGTGAGGTAGGGTTGGCGAAAGTCAATAGCATGAAGCCAAAGAAACCTCGCAAGAAGATGTGGGCGAATTCAGATATCGACCAATCTTATACAAAATAATTCTGACGCACGTTAGGGGCGCGTAACGCTTGCGGATTCGAATAGTGCCAAAAGGATAGGTATGGCTTTTTTGACGAAGTATGGTTCGTTTTGGGGAACACTCCCTGTCACGACTGGTAGGTATTTCTGGGTTGCACCTTCTAACTCATATACAGTAGAAGGCAAGGCGTATGAATCGTCAGACGATAATGACGGTCTTTCGCCTGAACGGGCAGTTAGAACAGTAAACAGAGCGATTGCGTTGGCAGATGCGAACGTCGGCGATGTGATTATTCTCATGCCTGGTTCACACTCGGTGAGTGCCACGGTTGCGATTACAAAAGCTGGGTTAACGTTTACAGGTATTCCTGGCAATAACCAGCTAGAAAATGCTCGTGGTCCTGCTGGTAAGCGTATGAAGACGCAAATTACTAGCACAGCGACTGCTGGTATTATTTTCACAGTCTCAGCGACAGATACTGAGATTGCACACATTCACTTCGCCCCTCCGGCTGCTGGTGGACGTGGGATCAGTCTCGCTCCGTTGTCTGGTGCGGCTAACAGAGCATACGTGCATGATTGCACGTTCCATTTGATAGCTACAGCTTCAGTTACTACTTATGGAATAACTGTTCCTGCTGGTGTAACTGCTGATTTGCTAGAAGATGTTTTGGTAAGTCGCTGCTATTTCTTATCAGGTACTGCTGCTGCGTCAGGAGCGAACGGCCCTGGTGTTAACGTGCTTGGAACAGCTCACGGTTTAACTATTGAGCAAAGCACATTCCAGTTGAAAGGTACTGCTGCATGGGCAGCGGCTATTCTTTCATCCAATGCCGGTACACTAGGCGTAATGGCACGTGATTGCGATTTTATCACGCCTACATCGGCTACTACAGTTATGACGGTAGGGATTAACACTACTGGTCAAACCGTGGATGGTTCGTTTCAAGTATTGCGTTGCTATTTCCCAGTAGGCAGCGACGGCATTGCTTCAACAGCGACTGCTGACGCTATTCTTGCTGAAAGTTATACAGCTGGTACTACAGGTGGAGTCTTGTTAAGTAACGCATAAGCGTAACGGCTTCTGGTGGTTGAGCCTATCAGCCACCTTAAACCTGGAGGGGTACATGGTTCATTTGACTGATACAAGGCACGCTTGCGGCACAGTAGTTGTGGCTGCAGCTATCCAGCCTAGATACTACAATTTTACAATGTCGCTAGATAATCTTGGCGCACCTGTAGGCACCAAGTTAAACATTGTGCGTAGCTGTGATATAACGCAAAACTTTAATAGTGGCATTAAAGCGATGGTGGGCGATTGGGTTTGGTTTTTGGGTGACGATCATTCGTTTGAACCAACCTTGCTTATGCGGCTTTTAGATTTTGATGTTGATGTTGTTGTACCGATTACACCGTGTAAAGTTCCGCCGTGGAGTCCGTGTATTATGCACGGCCCTGCTGATACTAGTACTGGGTTTTGGCAAGAAGATATGGTTTTGTATCACTGGGATGAACTGTCAGGCGACGGGCTGTTACCTTTGCCTAAAGGCGATTTTATAGGACAAGCAGGCATGCTTGTTCGCAAACCTGTTTTGGATAAGATTGGGTATCCGTGGTTTAAGTGCGGGCAGCTTGACCCTGGCAGATTACAAGAAGATATGATGTTTTGCCATGAAGTACAAGAGCTAGGATACACAGTCAACATTGACCAAGGCACTATATTTGACCACCATTTTCCAGTCACCATTACAGCGCGTAGACATGCAGGCAAATGGTGTCCAGCGTTGAAATCTGGAAATGACAGCGTTGTGGTATTACCAGATGCAAAACCTGTTTATACACATACAGTAAATGGTAACAAGTATTACGGTGTCCCGCGTTCAATTACACAACTTGGAGAAATATAAATGCCTACGCCTTATTACTTTAACATGGCAACAGTAGCAAATTTTACAGATTCTACTAATCCAAATGCTGCGCCACAAACTTATACTGTGCATCTCACGCTCATCCCGCATAAGGTTAAGAAAGACTTTTTAGCTATTTATACCGATACCACAATAGAACCTAGCGGAGACCTTATCGCAAACGGAGTTTATAAATTTGGCGCATGGAACGGTCTGTCGCTTGGCTCGGTTAGTATCACTTGGGATGGCGACTCTAGCCCTACTGTTTATACCAACGTAGCCTACAATTTACATTCATAAGTCACATAGTTAGTCTGGTCGTTCTAATCGCTGTAAAGCGTGGTTCCAGTCTCCATAAGACTGCAATAGCAAGTCATTACATGACTATGCTTAAAGGATATATGAAAGATCTTAACACAAACTTACTCCGTCATCCTCAACGTGAACAGTTACACGCAGATATCGCTCAAGCTGAACAGATGTTGCCGCACGCAAAGCCTGATGACCAAGGCACGATGCGCTCAAATATCAATAAGGCGAAGCGGCAGTTAGACACACAGTCTCCTGAGCCGTTGACTGGTAAAGAAAAAGACACGCTTGCCTCACTCGAAAAGAAGCTCATTAAGCGTATCACTACCAACATGCCGACTGAAGAGGTGATGCGCAAGAATCCAGCTGGTGCTGTGGACTGGCATACGAAGTGGGAGAAGGCCAACAAGAAGCTCATCCGTATGTGGAAGAATATCAAGATTCAGTTGAATCCTGATAACTCTGACAAGGATCTAGCCAACATTGAGCGGTACCGGCCTAGTGGTGCATCAAACAGAATGCGTACAGATGCTCAGATTGCTGGTGCTATGTCGTACTCAGACATAGACCCTGAGTTGTGGCCGTTGGACGCTCCACAGAATACCGCTCTTGAACAGAGCAAGCGCAGACTGACTGAGGAAGACGCAGAGAGTGAAGTGAACAAGGCGATAGACTCGTTTGACAGTGCGGAGCTGGATGCTCATGTCGCCAACGAAGACGAAGACGCCGATAAGAGAAAGACGCCTGCTACGCCTGAGCAACACGCTATATTAGTTCAACGTTTAGCCAACGCGAGAGAAGCCAAGAAGAAGAAAGCAGAAGAAGAGAGACAACTCGACGAACAACTTGAGGCCGTGCCGGACCTAACAACGGTCTAATTAGCCACGGTAAAGGAACAACATGGCATCCTGGCCCCCTACATTTGAAGAGAATTTTGAACTTGGTACACGAGGTGGATATGACAGCGAAACTGACTCTGAAGGTATTTTGAACTTCAGGCATTACTCGTGGTTGGCACGGTATGACACAACCATAGTCGGAGCGATTGCTCCGTGGCGTGGCGCGTACTGCATGGAAATCGTGCTTGGTGGAGATGCGAACGATCACACGCTGATTGAAGCAGCCGTTGTTGCGAATACTAAACTCAGTTATGATCGGTTTTACTTCTTCCTTGGCAAGAACTTTACCGCCACAGCCGACGATACGCTTAACATCTTTGAGCGTCAGAGTGCGGCTGCTGTCCAGGGTGTCATCGGACTTCGAATCACAGCTGCTACTGGTGCTGTGGAAATCGGTACAGGCAAGGTTGCTCCCACAGCGTTTGCAACCTCGTTACTACAGCGTGGTCGCTGGTATTGCTTAGAGCTTGAGGTAGACGTTGAGACAGGCGGTACAGGCAAGACAACGCTTTATGTCGATGGGACACAGGTTGCACAGGTCACGACGATTACACATATCGCTTTGACGACAAGCGCTATCGGTGTCAGGAACGCTTTATCAACAACTTCAGGTCACATGTTCTTTGACTGTGTCGTGATGGATGATAACGGAACTGATGCCTCAGCCGGTCGTGCTTATCCTATGAGTGACAGATACCCTGAGACGGTGCTTGTAACGCAGAGTACGCACCTTGCACTCGGATATTCAGAATTGCTGAATGTGACGTTGCTGCCTGGTGCGGCAACAAACAATGTACTGAAGATTTACGATACGGATGTAGCGAACACGAATGACGAAAGTAACGTGTGTGCGATTTTGTATAACTTGACAGCGAGCGAACCTCCGATTGACTTAGCCGACGTGCCGTTGACCGTGAAGCGTGGAGCGTTTATTCAGCTGGCTGGCACGAATCCGCGAGCATTGATTCATATCGGTAGTTCGCAAGGCTGGGGTAGTCACGGGCGTATTCGCCAGCACGGGTATTCTCGTACGGCTCACAATATAGCTACGCAGTAAGGGTAGTATGCCTTTTACGACTGCAATAATCGACAGTTTCAATAGAGCTAACGAAACACCTATCGCCAGTCCGTGGGTCAAATTTGACACGGACTTTGCGTTCGCTAACTTGGCGAGCAACCAGTTAACAGCCGATGTCACGGTCAACGACCACTGGCTGGTGCATACCGGCACGTTGTTTAATGCCGATCAAGAAGCCTACATGACTCATGTAGCCACGACTAACTCTGAAGGTGTCATCCTCAGAGCGAACAACGTGAATACAGCCACACCGACCGGCTACATGATAGAGATTGTGAGTAACACAAGCTGGGAAATCGCGACATGGAACGGCACGAGTTATGTTGTCATCGCGACGGGAGCGGTGACTCATACGACAGGGCAGCAAATCGGTGGACGTGCGATTGGAAACGTGATTGAAGCATGGCATACGGTTGCTGACGTGTGGACGTTACTGGGTAGTGTGGTTAACAACACATATCTCACGACTGGGTATATCGGTATCAATATGTCTTCGAACGTATCAGCGATTGCTGACGCCTTTGGTGGTGGATCAATCCCTAGTAACGACAATTATAGGATACGCAACTCACGGGCAAAAGGTGCTAGAGCTAACCGCAAGCATAGGTAAAGGAACATTATGGGTCGTATAAGTCTACCGTCGATTTCAAAATTAGAGGATGTCCTTGATTTGCTGTTGAATCCTGAGAAGTACAAACAGTACCTTCTCGAATTCAAAAACGCACATGATGCTGCCACACTTGCGCTGGCGAATCTTGAGACCAAGGCACAAGCCGATACCTATCTGAGTCAGAGTATCACGGCACACCAGCACGCTGAGAAAGCGAAGGCAGACGCCCACAAGGTTCTTGCTGATGCCAAGTACGAGGCTGACAAGATGTGCGAGAAAATGTTGGCGCATGCGGATGAGATCAACAATCGCATAGTTGTAGAACAGAAGACTTTGCTAAGCCAGATGCAGGAGTTTAAGAAAGCAAAAGCTGAGTTTGACTCGTACAAGGCTGCGTCTGAGGAACAGATTGCTTCACAAAAGCGCCAGAACGATCAAGTACGGTCTGAGCTTGAGAAGCTGAGCGCGAAGCTGGAAGACAAACGAGTGAAGATTTCGCTTGCTGCTGAAGCATTAAGGTAAGGACTGCGATGCCTATTGACTCTTATGTTCAGGTTGCGACTGACGGTGCTGGTAAGAAAGTTGATATGGATCAAGTTGCCACGGCTGGAGGCGATACGATTTATAGGCAACGGGCTACATTGGTAGGCGAGACAGGCGATATTTTACAATCAATACTTGATGAACAGATCACACAGACGCGACTACTCCACGCAATCTTTAAAGTTCTGATTTCTAGCAATGCAGAGTATTCCGGTGTCGATCCACTTGATAAAGACAGAATAACTTAACAGGAGTCATATGGCACAAACAGTAGGCGGGCAAGTCGGTCCTTCAGGAGCAGCCGATAATACTTATCCTCCGTTTCGGCAAGGCCGGTCAGCGGAGTTAATCGCTCAACAGCTTCACGGAAGATATTACGAATCAGCCTACCGGCGTGCCATATTTAATGGAGCCATTGTGGCTCAAGTTACGACCGTTGGCTTAGCTACGACCTATACAGGGTTATGCTTGTCTAATCCTATTGGCAGTCCTGTTAACTTGGTTTTGTTAAAAGCTGGGTATGGGTTTACTGTTGCGTGGGCTGCTGTGGCAGCCATTGGCCTTATGGCTGGGTACAACAGCGGAACGAACGTTACACACACTACACCTGTTACACCGCGTGGCAACTTCTTTAACGGCGGTAGCGGCGGGTATGGTTTACTCGATTCGTCAGCAACCTTGCCGACAGCACCGACATTGCACACAGTCTTTAATGCTTCTACAACGGCTACGGCTGCTGTTCCGCCCCTCGTCAGCGGCCTTGTTGACTTTGAAGGTTCGTTGATTTTGCCTCCTGGCGCATATGCTGCGTTCTTCACATCAACTGTGTCTGCAGCGGCCAGCGGTCATTTTAGCTTTTCATGGGAAGAAGTGCCTGTATAAGGACACGCTATGCTTATAGACTTGCGCTCGTTGTGGGAAACTTCTGTGGTGTATAGAAAAACCTTTGCGTCGAGTGGAACGCGCACAGGGTCACGGCAATTAATGTTTATATCAGGCATGCCTAGGATACTTAACGATGGCTTTACTGAAACAAAGCACGGCTTATACTCGACTGTTCAAAATGATAAGTGCTTTGGATCACTTCTCGCTCAAGACTGGGCTAGCGCCAAGCGTAAATTTGTCCAAAGCTGGCGCAGTATTTAGTGCTGCGGCTGGTACAGTAACAGAAGTAGGGAGTGGATGGTATAAGGTTGCGCTGACATCTGCCGATACCAGCACGTTAGGAGACTTGGCTTTTTACATCACAGCTGCTACTGCCGATGATACAGACTTCTGCGATCAAGTTGTAGCGAACATCCTTGGTGACACACTTCCTGTAAACATGACGCAGATTTTAGGTACTGCTGTTTCAGCTCCTGCGACTGCAGGTATTCTGGATGTGAACGTTAAGAACATTGATAACGATGCAGCCAGTGCGTCAGGTACAGTGACATTCCCAAACGCGACTCTGGCGAGTACAACAAACATAACTGCTGGCACGATAACGACAGTCACAAACCTGACGAATGCCGCGACAGCGGGTGATTTGACGGCTACGATGAAGACATCAGTCATCACAGCGGTCAACGTTTCTACGCCGGTAGCACTCTACGTTACGGGAGATGTGGGAGGCAACGTCCAAGGCAATGTCAATGGTTCCGTTGGCAGCGTTGTAGGATTGACAGCCTCGAATCTCGATACG